CTACGGTGATCTTGTTATGGAAACTTTATTACAAAGAGTAAAACCAGTAATGGAAAAACATACTAAATTAAAATTATCCGAGACCTATTCTTATGCAAGAATTTATAAAAAAGGAGACATCTTGGCCAGACACAAAGATAGATATTCTTGTGAGATTTCAACAACTTTAAATTTAGGTGGTGATGATTGGCCTATATATTTAGATCCAACAGGTAAACAAGGAGGGGCTGGAGTAAAAGTGGACCTTAAACAAGGGGACATGTTGATATATTCTGGATGTGATTTAGAACATTGGAGAGAAGAGTTTACAGGTAAAGATTGTGGACAAGTGTTTTTACATTATAACAGAGCAGGATCTAAAATGGCAAAAGAAAACGCTTTAGATAAAAGACCTT